TTTCTTACGGTATCAAATTTATCAATCAACAGCAGTACGACGGTATTGCTGTTAAGAATGTCACATCGACATTCCCGCAAGTTATCTTTGTAAACATGACATACCCAAATGCGGAAATGTATGTTTACCCAATGCCTACTCAAACGCTTGAGTGGCATTTTATCTCTGTGCAAGAGTTGACGCAACCCGCAACGCTTGACACGCAACTGAACTTCCCGCCTGGCTATCTGCGTGCCTTCACCTACAACTTGGCCATGGAATTTGCTCCTGAGTTTGGCGTTGAGCCAAGCCCACAAGTGCAGCGCATCGCCATGACTTCTAAGCGTAATTTGAAGCGCATCAACAACCCAGACGATGTGATGGCACTGCCCTACGCTTTGGTGGCCAACCGCCAGCGCTTCAACATCTATGCGGGTAACTACTAATGAAGACGCCGATTCTTGGCAGCAGTTACGTTGCACGCAGCGTCAACGCTGCCGACAACCGCATGGTGAATCTGTTCCCCGAGGCTATTCCCGAAGGCGGCAAAGAGGCGGCGTACCTTCAACGAGCGCCTGGCCTTCGTAAACTGGCCACTGTAGGCTCTGGCCCTGTTCGCGGTCTGTGGACACTTGGCGAATACGGTTACGCTGTGTCTGACCAGACGTTTTATCAGATCAACAAAGACTGGACATACACCGCGCTTGGCACGGTTAATGGCACAGGCCCTGTCAGTATGTCTGACAATGGTGTTCAGATTTTTATTGCTTGCAACCCAAGCGGTTTTATCTACAACACGCAGACTGGCCAGTTTGTGCAGATTTCTGACCCAGACTTCCCAGGCGCTGTGACCGTGGGTTATCTAGACGGCTACTTTGTTTTTAATCCACCTGACAGCCAACAAATTTGGGTGACTTCTTTGTTGGACGGCACATCCGTTGACCCGCTTGACTTTGCAAGCGCTGAAGGTGCGCCAGACGGCTTGGTGGCGTTGATTGTTGATCACCGCGAGGCTTGGCTGTTTGGAACTAACTCGGTTGAAGTTTGGTACGACGCAGGCACGCCTGACTTCCCATTACAACGCATCCAAGGCGCATTTAACGAGATCGGTTGCATAGCCCCCTACTCGGTTGCAAAACTGGATAACGGTCTGTTTTGGCTTGGTGCTGATGCCCGTGGCCGTGGTATTGTTTATCGTGCTAATGGTTATACGGGTGTTAGGGTTTCTACCCATGCGATTGAATGGCAGATTCAAGAGTACGGCAACATCTCTGACGCAATTGCTTACACATACCAACAAGACGGCCACGCCTTTTATGTGCTGACTTTCCCATCAGCCAACGCCACTTGGGTGTACGATGTGGCTACTCAGGCTTGGCATGAGCGTGCTGGCTTTGACAACGGTTACTTCACACGTCACTGGTCAAACTGCCAGATGGCGTTTAACAGCGAAGTCGTTGTGGGCGACTACGCCAACGGCAACATCTATGCGTTTGACCTTGATGTTTACTCAGACGATGGTCAGATTCAAAAGTGGCTACGCTCATGGCGTGCGCTACCGACAGGGCAAAACAACCTAAACCGTTCAGCGCACCACACTTTGCAACTTGACGCGCAGGCTGGTCACTATTTAGTTGGCACTGCGTCGATCATTGCTCAATACCTAACTACTGAGTCGGGCGACTTACTGATTACTGAAAATGATGAGTATTTGATTGACGAAACCGCAGGCTCGGCAACAGTTAACAAAGCGCCTGAGTTCATGCTGCGTTGGTCAGATGACGGTGGCCACACATGGTCAAACGAACATTGGTCTAGCGGTGGCGCCGTGGGTGCTTACGGCACTCGTATCTTTTGGCGTCGCCTTGGCATGACATTGAAACTGCGCGACAGGGTCTACGAGTTGTCAGGCACTGACCCAATCCAAATTGCTATTATGGGCGCTGAACTACACGCGAGCGCAACCAATGCTTAATGTCACGCAAATCCCCGCCTTACGGGTTCCTTTCATTGACCCCAACACGGGCTTGATTTCGCGTGAATGGTATCGCTTTCTTTTAAATTTGTTCACGCTGACTGGTAGTGGCAACAACCAGATTACGCTGGACGACATCCAAGTTGGCCCACCATCACATCAGAACTTGGTTGAACTGGCCTTGGCACAAGCCTTTGGCCTAACGCCGCCAGTGCAGCCGATTTCTTCGCCAGACTATTTTAGTAATGCCGCGCCAACGTCTTTGGTGTCGGCGCCTGACTATTTTAACAATGCACCCCCTGCTGCTATTGGAGTAGGCACAGTCACTAGCGTTGACGCCACAGTCCCTTCGTTTTTAAGCGTCTCTGGCGTGCCGATCACCACGGCGGGCACTATCGCTATTACCTACAGCGGAACGGCGCTTCCTGTGGCCAATGGTGGCACTGGCTCTACCTCTTTAACTGGCGCTGGCATTGTCACAATCTCAGACAGCCAAGTCATTACAGGCCAAAAGTCTTTTACCAGCCCCACTAGCCAGTTCCTTGGTCTTACCTATGCCACATCGGACGGTGGATCAGGCAGTAACGCATACTTTGGTGAAAATGCTGCGTATGCCACAATTGGCGGTGTTAACGGTGTTGTGTTGGCTAGTGGCTCAACTTTTCCTGGCACTGGCCGCTATGTAGGTGACTCGGTTTCTTGGCGCCCTTATGTAGATGCAACTTACAGTTGCGGCACTGGATCCCAGCGCTGGAGCAGTATGCACACCGTCAACTTGGCCGTTAGCGGCACAGTCACTAGCGGCACTTGGAATGGCTCAGTTATTGGCACGGCTTACGGCGGCACTGGTAGCAGTTCTTTGACTGGCGCGGGGATTGTTACAACAACCGCCAATCAAACAATCAGCGGGCAAAAATCTTTTACCAGTTATACCAATCAATTCCTTGGCATCACTTATGCTACTTCTGACGGCATTTCAGCAAGTAATGCTTATTTTGGTGAAAGCAGCGCATACGCCGTTGTCGGCGGCGTTAGTGGCGTTGTATTGGCTGACGGGGTAACTTATCCAGGAACCGCCCGATATGTGGGTGATTCTGTTTCTTTCCGTCCTTTTGCCGACGCTTCTTACAGCCTTGGCACTGGCCCACAGCGCTGGACAGCCGTGTACGCTGTTAATGGCACAATCCAGACATCGGACGGCAACGAAAAACAACAGATTGAAGAACTAAGCGCTGCTGAGTTGGCCGTGGCCAAACGCATCAAGGGCTTGATTCGTAAGTTTAAGTTCAATGATTCAGTCGCCGAAAAGGGCGACGGAGCGCGAATCCACGTTGGCGTGATCGCACAAGATGTCCATGATGCTTTCGTTGCGGAAGGTCTGGATCCCTATAAATATGGTTTGTTTTGCAGTGACACATGGACTACACTAGATGGAACTTCCAAAACTCGTTTAGGCGTGCGTTACGAAGAATTATTGGCTTTTGTCATCGCCGCACTTTAAGGAAAAACATGACTGCAATGCTATCCCCCAGCCCAAAACTACAGTTCTTTGCGTCTAGCGGTGACTTGCTAGTTGGCGGCAAACTCTACACATACCAAGCTGGCACGACAACGCCCCTGACGACTTATGTTGACTCGGCTGGTGTAACTGCCAACACCAACCCAATCATCTTGGATTCGCGTGGCGAAGCTAATGTGTGGCTTGGCTCTGGCTCATACAAATTTAAACTGACCACATCTACAGACACCGAGATTTGGACAGTTGACAACATCACATCAATTGATGCGTTTATTACAACTTTGTCTGGTGCAACTGGTTCGTCTTTGGTCGGTTACACACCGTCTGGCACTGGCGCAGTCACAACGACTGTGCAGGCTAAACTTCGCCAGACATTGAGCGTTAAAGACTTTGGCGCTACGGGTGACGGCACGACAGATGACACGACAGCATTCCAAAACGCGTTGACTGCGGCTGCTGGCAAGTCCTTGTATGTCCCCAACGGCACATACCTTTGCACAGGCCTGACAATCTATAGCGGCACAAACATGTATGGCGATTCGCCTACAACTTCTATTATCAAAGCCAAGGGTACTCTGGGCGCGTCAACTGCGCTATTGAAGAACCCTAACCAATCTGGCACGGCTTACTCTTACACAGATGTTGGTATTAGCATTAGCAATATCCGCTTTGATGGTAACAACTTAGGTTCGCGCACGGCTGAGTTGGTGTCGTTTGGCAAGGTTAATGATTTACACATTACCAATTGCCAAGTTTTCAACGTGCAATACATTGGTCTGGCCTTGGCGGGTTGTTTGGCCGCAGTTGTGTCAAGTTGCTCGTTTACTGAGTGCGGAAGTGATAGCGTCATCATTGAGGGTGGCGCAGCGTTGTGGATGGGGCCAGCAGGCGACACCACCATATCGTTTGATGTGAGCGTTACTGAGTGTAACTTTAACAACAACAACTGGTCGGCCATGTACGCCAATGGCAACCGCCTGTCGATCATTGGTAATTACTTGTCGAGCAACAAAGAGTCGGGCATTTTTATGACCGGCAGCAACAACGTCATTTCTAACAACTGGATCAGCGGCCAGACCAAGAAGTACATTTCTGCGTCTGGTATTGAAGTTGGTGGCGGCTTCCACACAATCAGCGGTAACTTTATTGGCGACACCGATAGCGACTGCATTTCATTGACCGATGTGCAATACGCCACGATCACGGGTAATACTTTGTATAACCCAAGACGCGACAGCGCCTCGTTCCCTAACGCAAGCTGTGTTGGATTTATCTCACTGACCGCAAGCCCTAACCAGCCGCGCTACATCTTGATCGTTGGCAACAACATGTGGGCTCCCGCAAGCGATGCTTACGCTGCTGTGTACTTCTACGGCACGGCTTCTGGCCCTCAGTACATCACAGTCAACGACAACCAGATGAACGGCAACAGTTGGACATCTGGCCAAGCGATTTTCGTTACGCCTAACCAAGCGTCCATCTCGCAGATTTTCCGCGATAACCCAGGCGCGTTTGATGTGTTTGACTATGGTGGTTATGCAGTTGGTCGCTACTACGCTGGTGAAGCGCTAACCCCCGCAGCCTCTGGTACTTTGGCTATTTCAGCAAACATCATGTACGCCACGCCATTCGTTGTGCGTCAGCAACAGTTGTGGACAAAGATCGGTTGCAATGTCACAACTGGCACGGCTGGCGTGTTTGCGTACCTTGGCGTTTACCGTATGGAAAACGGCATCCCTACAACGCGAGTGCTAGACGCTGGCGCTTTGGGTCTAGAGTCATCTGGCACTAAAGAGATCACAATTTCACAAGTCTTGCCTGCTGGCATGTACGCCATTATTTTGCTTGCCAACAATTCAGGCGCAACTGTCAAAGCAGGCACTTTGAGTGACGCTGCTGTTGCCGCTGTTGGCGTGGCCGCCATTGGTACGGCTGACACCGTGATAAGAGGTTCTGCCACCTACGGCACACTGCCCGCCACATTCCCTGCTGTCACCTACGCAACAGGCAGCAGTCCCTTGTTTACCTTGCGCTATGGAGTTTAAAAATGACAGTAACAGCAAAAAATTTGGTCGAAGGCACGATTGTTCCCGCAACAGACACAACCGTCTATACCGCGCCTGCCAACACCACCACCATTATTGACAAGGTCACCACGGCCAACTATGACGTCACTTCGCGTGTTGTGACGATCAGCATTGTGGCGGCTGGCGCTTCAGTGGGCGACGCCTACTACATCGCCAAGCGTACATTGGCGGCCAAAGAGACTTACATCTGGCCAGAAGTTGTGGGTCAGATTTTGAACGCTGGTGATTTTGTTTCAGTAATTGCTAGTAATGCAACAGGCATTAACTTTCGCTTGAGTGGACGCGAGATCACATGACAACTGAATTAGTAGACAACCGCGAATTAGGCCTAAAAATAGGTTATGCGGCGACGGATTGGGGTCAACCTATTTCGTTTGAGGTCTACCAAGAAGTTATGAAAGAATGGATAATTCAGACTATTGTTCGAGATGGCCGTTGCATTGGCGCTGTCTATCGAAAAGGGGATGAATTACATGTTTCAATTACGCCAGAATGGCGTCGTCGATGGATAACAAAAGGTCTGTTGCAAAAGCTGTTTAATAAAAACAGAGTTGTGACCAAAGTTAGCCCAGGGCATGATTACATGTATGACATACTAAGCAGGCTGGGATTCAAAAAGACTTTTGACAATTGGATGGTCAAGGAGAATTAAAATGGGAATTGAAACCGCAATTTTAGGCAGCGCTTTAATTGGCGCAAACGCAACTAGCCGAGCCGCCAAAGCACAAGTTGCAGGCGCTGATCAAGCCACGCAACTTCAGCGTGAAATGTTCAATAAGCAAATTGAACTTCAGCAGCCATTCCAAGAAGCGGGCGTCAACGCGCTGGCTAAGATGCAAAAGGGTGTGGTATCTGATTACATGGATCCAGCCTATCAATTTCGTTTGGGTGAAGGCTTAAAAGCCCTAGACCGTCAAGCCGCCGCCCGTGGTGGTTTGATCTCTGGCGGCGCTTTAAAAGCCGCACAGCGCTACGGTCAAGACTACGCATCCCAAGAATTTGGCAATGCTTACAACCGCCTTGCAGCCATGGCTGGTATTGGCCAGACAGCAACTGGTGCGATGGGCAGCGCCGCAGGCAACTTTGGCACTAATGCAGGCAACAATTACATGGGCGCTGCTAACGCGCGCGCTTCTGGCTATGTCGGCGGCGCTAATACATTAGCTGGCGGTTTAAATCAATACATGAATTACACCCAAGGCCAACAAAATAACCAACTAATGTCACGACTTTTTGGTCAAAATACTGGTAATGCTGGCACAGCAATTAACTCATACTTTTCTCCTGTTGGCGGCGCAACAGTGCCCATGCAACCTGGTGGAGGTTACTAATCATGGCTATTAACCCAAGCATCGCTTTAGGCTTTAGACCAACTACTGAGTTGCAAATTCAGTCGCCAGTTAATCAAATGGCGCAGTTGATGCAATTGCGTCAAGCGCAAAGTCAAAATGAGTTAGCGCAATACCAACTTGGTGCGGCGCAACGTGCGGAAGAACAACAGTCTAATTTGTACAACGCATCGCGTAAGCCTGACTTTAAATTAGATTTTCAAACTGCTATTCAATACGGCCCACCAGGTATTGCCGCATATAAAGCGCAACAAGATGTTGCTAAAACACAAGGTGAACTTGACGCGCAAGCAAGACAAGCAGCCACAAGCCGCGCTGATGCTTTTTCAACTGCGTTAGCGCCGCTTGTTGTCGCTGTACAAGCTAAAAAGCCAATTACACATCAAGATGTATTTTCGCAAGCAAACCGCCTTGTTGCGCAAGGATTACTAAGAAAAGAAGATCTTGCGGCTATTCCAATGAACGCCGCTGAGTTGCCAAATTTTGTAATGAACATGGCAACAGCCACAGAAAATTCGCGTAAAGCGTTGCAAGCATATATGCCAGAAGCGCTTGTTGCTGGCGGAAATATCGTTAACAAAAATCCGTTGGCTGCTGGCGGCATAGGAAATGTGCTTGGCGATGTCTCAATGACTAAGTTTGAAGCTGGCCGTTTGCCAATTATGCAACAGCAAGCAAATATTGCGGCAGGGCAACTTAATGTATCGCAGGGCCAACTTAACGTGGCGCGCGATAGATTGGCGCAAGAAAATCAAGGTGTTACTTATCAACAAGACGCGCAAGGTAATTTTGTTGCGTTACCAACACGACTTTCTTCAGGCGCCACGCCTGTTGCAAAGCCAGTTACCGGCGAGGGCGGCGAACCTGTTAAAGGTAAACCATCGGCATTTGCTGAAAAGACTGCTGCGCAGCGAGCGCAAATGAGTAAAGACCTCGGCTTTGCAATTACACAATTAAGTGACATTACAAAAGATGGTGGTTTGATTGACCAATCTACTGGCAGCGGCGTTGGCCGACTTGCGGATATTGGCGCAGGATTTGTTGGTAAAGCTACGCCTGGTGCAATTGCTATTGGAAAGATTGCGCCGGTTGCAGATTTAGTGTTAAAAATGGTTCCTCGATTTGAAGGACCGCAGTCAAATAAAGATACTCAATCTTACAAAGAAGCCGCTGGTCAATTAGCAGACGCTACATTGCCAACAGAAATCAGAAAAGAAGCAGGAAAAACTGTTCTTCGTTTAATGCAAGAACGCAAAAATCAATTTGTAACCAATGATATGGCGGCTCAAGGCGTTGCTCCTACACAAATTGCACCTCCTCCCGGATTTACACCAGATTAAGGGCACGACATGGCTTTGCAAACTGCAACAAACCCTACAACTGGCGAGCGCGTTGTTTTGGTCGGCGACCAGTGGCAACCTATCACGCAATCTGCTACCAACAAACAAGGTGTTAAGGCATATCTTGTTGGCGGTAATTGGTTAACCGATGATGCACCTACTGCTGCAGTCACTGCACCTAGTGGTGCGGGCATTCCTGGACCGCGTGCAGGACCGTCCGTATATGGGGCCGCGCCATCAAACCCTATATTAAAAGCGTTGTACGCCCCCGCCGTTGGTTTTTATCGGGGCTTACAAGATATTACTGACACTGCTGCGATTGCGGCTACGGAAGCGTTGGGCATTAAAGGTGCGCGGGAAACAGCGGCGCAACAAAAACAACAATACCAACAAAATTACGGCGATTTAATGGGCGGCGACGTTGGCCGCATAGGTGGCCAAATAGTAGGTACACTGCCTGTGGGTGGTGCGATCGCTGCGCCGATAAAAAAAGCAGCCGAAATGGCGCCATCGTTAGCCAAATTTTTGACGCCATTGGCAACGTCTATTCAAAGCGCTGGATTTCAAACCGGCGTCAAGCCAGGCGTAGTTAATGTAGCAACAAAAGGCGTAGGCGGCGCTGTGGTAGGCGGCGCGTCTGCTGCAGCGGTTAACCCAGAAGACGTTGAAACGGGCGCGGCCATAGGAGCTGCAGTGCCTATGGTAGTTGCGCCATTAGTTGGTAAAGCGGTAACTTACGGGCGCAAAATTGCAGACCTAAAATCAGCCACATATTTGGATGCCGTTGAAGGCAAAGGTCAAGATATTATCAACGCTTTGCGCGACAAAGGAGCTGTAATTGTTCCTGGCTCTGCGCCAACTGCGGGCCAAGTGGCTGCGCCTGTTGGTGGGGCTAAATTTTCTGCGTTGCAACAAGAGTTGTCCGAGTTACCTGGTGTAGCCACTGAATACGCCGGCGCAGCAGCGCAAACAAACCAAGCCCGATTGGCGCAAGAAAAGCGTGTTCAACAACGGTTTCAAAATGTTGCGAGTAAAATTCAGGCAAAGATTGATCGTAATTTGGTCGATGTTAGCCCGTCTGAAATAGGCGATGCTTTGACCGCCGCCGCTAACGCTGAAAGACAGTCTGTCAAAGCTAACGTAACTCAACCCGCATATAAGGCTGCGTTTGACGCTGCAGGCGACGCGAAAATTGACATTTCAAATGTTGTCGCCGACGCTGAGCGTATCTTAGACCGTAAATTGTCCAGCTTTGCTACTGAGACTGCGCCAGACACTGTGCGCAAACTGCGTAGTTTTATACCTTCTACGCCTGAAGTGGAAGCAGTAACTATTGGTAAAGCCGGCTTTAAAACAGCAAGAACGCCCACACCGCCGCCAGCAACGCCTGAAGCCACATTACAACAGCTTGACGACGTTCGCAAAGCCATTAACGCTGACATTGCGGCGGCTTCCACAAGCAACGCGCCTATGGCGGCCACAACGCTACGCAATCTAAAACAGTTGCACGCCGCAATCGATGATGCGATTGGCAAAAGCACCACGTTGGCCGACGATGCTAAAACGCTGTACGCTGACGCCGTGTCTAAATATCGCACTGAGTACGCGCCTAGGTTTAAAGAAGGCGTCAACGCCAATTTGTTTAAACGCACTAGTTTAGGCGAAGATAAAATTCGACCTGAAGATGTTATAAACCGCTACTTTACGCCTAATGGTGAGTCGGAAGCGCGGCAATTTACCCAGTTGTTTGGTAACAACCCAGACGCGTTAAAAATTGCACGGGCGGGTATTGAAGACATCTATCGCAAAAAGGTCGCGCAAGGCGGTATGTCGCACGCTAATTTTATGCGGGATTACGGGCGTACTATTGATATCTATGATAACGCAGGGATGAATTTGCGCCAGCGTTTTGATGTTATCGACAAAGACGCGCAGCGGTTGGCGCGTGTTGAAGACATGGCCAAAGCAAACGGCAACAAACTGGCGCCGGCGTTACCCCCAGGGTCTAACGCCTTGGCGGTGGAAGCGCGTATCAGCGAACTGACCAAAGGGTTAGACAATCGTCAATTAACCGCAATTAATTCTGTGCGTGACGATTTAGCCCGCGAAGCTGAGTTTGAACGCTTGGCGTCTGCGGGCAGAAAAAGCGGTAAGGACGTAGGCCAGATAGCAACGCAAGCTGGTAAAGAATCTGGCGTGGCGCCTACGTCTGCTTTTTTATCTATGCCTATTACGATCTATAACGCGGTAGTTAAGCGATTACTAGGGGTTGTAGACGATAAGTTGGCCATGGAGTTGGCGCGTGAAATGTTAAGCCCAGCGGTTACTGCGGAGTCTATTCAAAAAGCAATGGCTCGGGAAGCCCAACAGCAAGCAACAAATCAATTGGCAAAGCAAATTGCACCCCGCGCTGCTGCCGCTGCCGCGCAAATGCCCGCGTCAGAAAACCGTAATGCTTTGGCCCAATAATGGATTACCAAGTTCTTTTCAACATCGCCGTAGCGGCGGCTGGTTTCTTTGGTGGCTGGGTGCTGAACAACATCTACAGATCACTGGAGCGCCTTGACACGGATGTGCGAGCCATGCCGCTGAACTATGTCACACGCGACGACTACCGTACTGACATGCGCGACATCAAGGACATGCTTGGCAAAATCTTTGACAAACTGGATAATAAAGTTGACAAATGATCCCAATAGATCCGATAACGGCGCTTGAAGGACTACAAACTGCAATCAGTGTAGTCAAGAAAGCCAGCAAAGTCGCTAGTGATCTGGCGGGTCTGGCTCCATCCATTTCGCGGATGTTTGATGCCCAGAGCACTGCTACTAAGGCAATGCTTCAGGCAAAGCGTACCGGGGGAAAATCCAACCTTGGTGCGGCGTTACAGATTGAGATGGCGCTTGATGAGGCAAAGCGCTTTGAAGAACAGCTCAAAATGCTCTTTATGCAGACTGGCCGGATTGATGTGTGGAATGCCGCTAAAGCCCGTCAAGCTGAGATGGACAGGGACGATGCTAAGGAGATGGCAGAGTTGAAAGCCGCTGAAAAGAAACAAAAAGAAGATGAAGCTGAACAATTGCAATGGGCAGCGGCCATTGTCATTATTGTCATGTTCTTAGGCGCGGTCGGTTGGGGTATTGCTGAAATTGGTGAGATGTGCGCCAAATCAAAGTGTGGTCGATGAATGAGTACCAAAAGCAATTTGATTTCTTTCTCAAGATCTTTGTGCGTATGTGCATCGCGTGGTACGCGCTTGGACTGCTTAAGTTTTTGCCTGATGACTTGTCAGACAAGATTGTCAATAAACTACTTGGAATGATTGGACTGTAATGCTTTCGCTATTCTCAACACTTGGGGGCTTGCTAATCTCCGGCCTACCTAAACTGCTAGACTTTTTTCAGAACAAAGACGATCAACGACATGAGTTGGCGCTAGCGCGAGTCCAAGTAGAGTTACAACTTCAGATGGCGGCTGCGGGCTTTGCGGCGCAACAGCGTATGGAAGAAATCCGCACCGACCAGATCGCCATGCAGACTGACGCAGAGATGACTGTTGCGGCGTATGATCATGACAAACAAATTTTAGAAAAGGCAAGCACTTGGGTGGCAAGCTACATTGGCACGGTTCGCCCAACTGTGACTTACATTTTTATTCTTGAACTTTGCGCCATCAATGCCTGGCTTGCTTACTACATCTACAGCAACCCACAATTAGTGGTGAACATGGATGATCTAATTCGTGTTTCCGACATTATTTTTTCTTCAGACGAAATGGCGATGTTGGGGGGTATTATTGGGTTTTGGTTTGGCTCACGTTCATGGTCTAAGAAATGAAAATAAGCAAGGCGGGCGAGGACTTGATGCACTTCTTTGAAGGCTACAGGAACAAGCCTTATCGTTGCTCTGCGGCTATTTGGACGGTTGGGTGGGGTCACGCTATGTATGGCGATCAACTAGCCCTGCCAAACGTCCGCAAAGATGGCTACACGGGGCTTATAAGGTCTGATTACCAACTGAAAGAAGGCGACAATCGTGTCTGGTCAAAAGAAGAATTGGTCGAATTATTCAAAATGGACATCAATTCTTTTGAACGTGGTGTTCTTCGACTTTCTCCTAATCTTGCTAGTCATCAAAACAAATTCGACGCTGTTGTCTCTTTTGCGTACAACGCAGGGCTAGGGAATTACCAACGGTCAACCATTCGCATGAAAGTTAACCGTGGTGAGTGGGACGATGCCGCACACGCTTTTTTAATGTGGACAAAAGCGGGCGGCAAAGAAGTAAAAGGTTTAGTCAGACGCAGACAAGCCGAAAAAGCGTTATTCCTTAATTAACGCTCGGTAGGCTTCAAGGGCGGTCTTCAGATCGCATTGAAGCTGCTGAATGATGTCATCCTGTTGGCACAGTCTGGCGTAGGATTCTTGCGCAAACTTGGCCAAGTTGGCTTGGCTCCAAGTTGCAAAGTCTGGTTGATTAGTCATTGATTTCCTTCTTTGACGGCGCGTCCATTTCGCGGCGGTAATACTTGGCTGGCATCTTAGCGCTTTTGTCCAAGTGCTTGCGCAGCCAATCAATTCCACCAAGTTCTTGAAAGATCACCACATGGCGGTCGCTTAGTCGCATCCAGCGAGGCTTTAGTTCTTCAAGCGGTTTTGGGCGTGGCATTTTGTTTTAAATGTCTATTGGTTGTTCGGTTGATCCAGCACCTTTGGCAGTGCCATTTTTGTTTGATGTCAACACCGCCCTCGGGCGGCTTTTCTTGTTGACATTTATCGCAGAGTTTAAATTTATGCAACATACGCCTTCTCGGGCGGTGGGGGCGTCATGTTCTCGGATGGCGGTGTCCAGCCGTGTTTGCGCCAGAGCGCCTGCACATCTGAGCCAGGCGTCCATTTAAAGTCTTTCAACGGAATAGAAGGGTAGCTTATTTTAGAGTGGGGTGGCAGTGTCATTTAGTTGCTCCTTTGAGTAGTTCAAGTCTCTCCCGCGCAACGCGCAGGGTGTTGTAGCGCTGGTGAAGGCGCTCTAGCATGGTGACGCGTTTAGCGCCCTCACGTTCTTCGTTGAGCAGTCTGAGGACGTCTTCCTCGCTCATTCTGCTGAGTTGGCTGTTAAGGCTTCGCCATGTAGTTGTCAATTTTTCTCTCCAGTTGTTTGATCGTTGTCTCTACGTTCATCAAAGCGCGTAGGGCAGCGTTAGCTTCTCTGTTGCGTATGCGCAACTCTGCTTTGGCCACTTTAAGTTTGGCTTTCCATTGGTCAATTCGTTTCATTTTTCTCTTTCAATTTAGCTTCAATGGCGCGCTCGTATCCCAAATTAACAGATTCACATTCGCCATATTGGTTATGGTGCTGTTCATAAATTACATCAATCTCCTCATCCGTCAGCCCTACCCATGTACGCTGTGGTGGGGTGGTGTAGAGAGGAATAGTTGGTGTATTTCCAAATTCAGATTTCTTAAATCCAACGTCATGCGTACTCATCCACGCCACAGGCTCAACCTTCGCTTCTAGTGCGGCTTTAATGGCGGTGATGGTTTCTTCGTTTAGTTGCTCGCCAATCTCAGACATAATCTTGTTGAATGCTTCCATGTTGCTCATATCGGCGCGTCCTCAAAGTTGTCAGGGTTAAATTTAGGCACACGGTTGCCCGTGTCCTTGGGGTTTGGAAAGGGTGGAAATGGCCAACTCATAATTGTTTCAACGCCTCTTGCAAGCCTGCCAGGCCACCGACGCGCTGGTCGTTGATAAAGATCTGCGGCATCTGTTTGGCGTCAGGATGCGCAAACCGAAACGCCGCCGCTACTTCAGGGTCGTCCATGTCTTGCTCAATAAACTTCAGCCCTTGCGACTTCAGCAACAGTTTGGCCGTCACGCAGTTGGGGCAGCCTTTCTTGGTGTAAATAAATATGTTCATGCTTGTCCCCTTGCTCGGATAGCGCCTGCTGCGTATTTGGCTTGAGCGTATCCCTCACACAACTCTGCACACGCCTCACGCTCATGCTGTGCTACTAGCTTGGCAAAGCGTTCAATTGCGTCACTTCCAAATAATGAATATCCTCCACCATGCAACATTCCAGCGTTTGCCTGTTTAGCCAATTCAATGATTTCATCTTGTGTCATGTCCTAAGTTCCTCCATTGCAATATCAGATATGGCGCGCTTGTCGTGAAGCGCCGCCCAAATTTTCTCGTCAACAGTCTTGGCTGTCAGTAAGACGTAGCACCACACAGGGTGCTTCTGCCCGCTGCGGTGCAGACGGCCAACGGTCTGCTCGAACAACTCCAGACTCCACGGCAGTGACAGAAACACCATGTGACAGCCGCCGTGTTGGAGGTTAAGTCCGTGGCCTGCTGACTTTGGATGGACGGCCAGTATCCTGACCTTTCCATCGTTCCATCGCTTGATGGCGTCGGGGTCGTCAAGGGTTGTGACTTTGAAGCGTCGCTTGAGTTCGGCAAGTTCTTCTTGATAGGTATAAGCAATGATGGTGTTGGCATGCTGGTTCTCGTCTAGTAATTCTTCAAGGCGGTCAAACTTGTGGCTACTAAACCACACAGGGATCTGCGTCACTGTGAACTTGCCTGGCGAGTCTGACGGCGCTGTCGTTGTGTCGTACACGAACCCAGACGCCAGTTGTTGCAGCTTGCCCGTGACCACTGCGGCGTTGACAGCCGTGATGCCTTCAAGCACAAAGTCTTTCTTCATGGTGTTGTAGGGTGTCATGTCCATCGTGCATGGCAACTCGACAGTATGCAAAGGCGGCAGTTTGTCTTTATACTCACCTGCCTCCAAGACAAATGTGGCAGGCTTAATCACGTTCATCACTTTCTCAAGCGCGCCAACACGCGGCGCCCACTCGCCAAACTCTTTGTTGATCAGCACAAAATACGTCTGCATGAACGCGCCTTTGCTGCGGCCAAGCAAAGACTGGTCAACGATCTTGCACTGGCCAAAGACGTCTTCTAAGCCGTTGCTGGTAAACGAGCCAGTCAAGCCCCAGCGCACAGTCATGGCGTCGATGACTTTGAGGAACGCCTTGAAGCGTGTGCCGCTGGGGTTTTTGAGGCGCGTCAATTCGTCAAACACAACGCCGTCAAAGTTTAGCTTTTGCTCGGCCAGCCACTGCAAATTGTCGTAGTTGGTCACAACCACTTGAGCGTTGGACTTGAGCGCTGCCAAGCGTTGCTTGGGCGTGCCAACGCACAGAGCCATGCTCATCATGTCAGCCCACTTGGGGCGCTCGACTGGCCACACATCAGTGCAGACGCGCTTGGGTGCCAGCACCAGCCAGCGCTTAACGTGGTTATCACGCAACATCTCCCACATAGCAGTCAATGTGATCGCAGTCTTCCCCGCACCAACGGGCGCTAGAATCATCGCCCTGTCGTGTTCAAAGAGAAAGTCAGCGGCTGTCTCTTGATACGGTCTTAACGAAAGCATCCACTTGTTCCTTAGTCCAAAGACATGCGTAGTTTTGACGCAACAACATCATGTCCATTTCAAATAATTTTTGTAGTTCACTCAGGCGACCGCCTTTGGTCTTCAACTCGACAAACCATGTCTGGCCATCGGGTAAACACGCAATACGATCGGCTACACCTTTGCGTCCGGGCGAAGTAAACTTCCAAGTCCGGCCACCGATGCGCTGCACCGCCCAGTCAAAATAAGTTTCAATTTCTTTTTCACGCATGCCGCGAAGTATACATGTAAAAAACATTTGCACAACAATTATTTTTGTGCTACATTAAAGATTCAATAAACGAAAGGACAGTAAAGTGCAACACTCAAATATCGTAGGCGGCTCAACAGCCAAACGCGTCATCAACTGCCCAGGCAGTGTGGCGTTGGTGCAGCAGATGCCGCCCAAGCCCTCAAGCGAACACGCCGACCGTGGCACGCTACTTCACAACACCATGGAACAGATCCTGACGTCTGGCGATGTGCCTGAGTCTTACCTTGGCGCACGCTACAAAGACCAACTGCTTACGCAAGAACTCATTGACGAAAAAGTCAAACCAGCACTGGAGGCACTCGATGCGATTGACCCCGATCAGACAATGGAATATGAAGTCGAGACTCGCGTTGGGTTTGGGGATCTGCTTCCTGGTGTCTTTGGTTCCACTGATCTTATTGGCCGGATTGGTAATCGTGCCATTGTGTTGGATTGGAAATTTGGTGATGGTGTCATGGTTGAGGCTGAAGAAAACCCGCAACTGATGTTCTACGCCGCCGCTGCCATGCGTACCAAAGAAGCACAGTGGGCGTTTGATGGCGCAACAGAGATTGAGATGGTCATTGTTCAGCCGCCTGAAGTGCGTCGCTGGGTGACAACGCCAGATCGCATCGCCAAGTTTGAGAATGAGTTGGTCGTTGCAGTTACACGTTCGCAGTATCCTGACGCGCATTTAGCCGTGGGTGACCACTGCCGTTGGTGCGCAGGCAAGCCCATCTGCCCCAAGATGACTGGCGCAGTTGACCGCGCTCTCAAGGTGCAAATTGAAGCGTTGCCCGCCGCGCAGATCAGCACATACCTCAAGAACGCAGACATGCTTGAGGATTGGATCCGTGACTTGCGCGCTCTTGCACTGCAAATGCTTGAGTCTGGCGCTAAGTTGCCCGAATACAAATTGGTGGCCAAGCGTGCCATTCGTTCATGGACGGATGAGGAGAAGGCCAAGGTCGCCCTCTTCGCATACGGCCTCACAGAATCTGAAGTGATGGAGACGTCCGTAGTCTCCCCGGCGAAGGCCGAGAAGGCGTTGAAGAAACGCAAGATCGGCCTACCCGAAGACCTCGTCGTCGCCATCTCTTCAGGTAACACTTTGGCAAGCGTGGATGATCCACGCCCCGAAGTGATGCTCCTAAGTGCCCAGCTTCGCGGTGCTTTAAATAAACTCCAATAAAGGAAAATCATGTCAAATTTAGTAGCCTTTTCTCAAGCTGGCTTGCCAGCAGTTTCAACTTTGTCTAGCGCTTTGCGTTCGATTCAAGCCGACGTTGGCCCAGCCGGTGTTGTCATCCTCAAGATGGACAAGACAGGTCACTGGGTGTTTGGTG